AATGCATACTTATTTTTGATCCATTCATTAAAATTAGTCTCACTAAGAATGGTCTTCCAAAAATCACTATTATCAACGATATCTGCTGCTCTGTAGTTCTGACCTGAAATTTCACCAGTCTCTTGGTCCACACGTGCATACCAACCCTGCTTTGGCTTTACAATATACTTACCTTCAAGTGCCAAATCCAATAGACCAGACCACTTATTAATACCGGAATCAAAGCCTACGGTGATAGGAATCTTCGACTTTTCCCTGACATAACGAGACTTTTCAATATTAATAACAAAGTGATAACCAAGTAGTTCCTTATCATCCTTGTCTTGCTGTCTACCAATAATCCAAATATTATCAGCAGAGTAATAAATTCCTGTACCACCGCTGACAACGGCCTTGGAATACATTTCCTGTGTCATATAAACATGGTTTACCACAACCATTGGAATATCTTTTAGAGTCAGATGTGGAGTGACCATGCGGAACAATGACTTGAGCTGCTTTGCTCTTGACATATCTGCGGCCGAACTACCCTTTAGCGCATCTTCAACTTCCTTCTTTGAAGCAAGATTACCAACAGAATCAATCACAATCATGACCTTATCATCACGCTTAAGTTCTTGAAGCTGTTGCATTACATCAAACTTAAGTTGTTCAATATCAGTGATGGGTGTATGAACTACCGAGTCAAGTGGAACACCAAACGAAGTAAAATATGATTCTGGAGTACCAAACTCGGAGTCATAGAATAGAATAATACCTCCAGGGTTTGCCTTTAAAAATGCTGCAGCCATCAGAAGACTAAATGCAGTCTTGAAGTGCTTGGATGGAGCGGCAAGTACTGTGAGTCCTGGTGTCAGTCCACCATCAATACTACCTGAAAGTGCTACATTGATCATTGGCACTCGGGTCGGAATCATATCTTTCTTGCCATAGATCTTTGAGTCCATCAAAGTGGAAGTGTAGTCAATTGTACTATTTTTAATCAGTCTATCTTTTAGTGACATGTATACCTCGTATGTTTATATGTTATTGTATATCAATATGCTGATTATGTCAATCGTTAATTAACTTATCCATCTTTACAATGAAAGCATCAATTTTCTTTACACGATCTTTACCTGGCCATTGAATAATATCTTTATCTGGATTCTTCTTAAGATTATTAAGAAGTGGCATAATCATTGCTTTTAATTCAAGCAATTTACTGTTATCTGACTTTACGAAGCTTTCTTCATCTGCAAAAGTAAAGCCAAAATCATTATCATCATTTTTCATTTTTATAGTCCTCTGTATTGGTGTTCCATCCATACTACAATGGTTTGGTCCCACATTATCCCACGACATCTTTGCCTTCTTTCTCTTTTCTTGCTCTTTTTTTGCCGCATCTAAAATACTCGGGTGATGATTTTTGCACTGCGGGATACACTCTCGGTATAGACCGCAAGGACACCCGCCACCATAGTCATACTTCGCCAAAGAAACTCTCCAATGTGCTTGTTTTTTCCACTTCCCATCCAATTGTTTCTAGAATGGATTTGATTGGTTCAATAAAACTTTTCTGTAGCTGAATGTCATAGTCAATATACTTATCCAGTCCTAATTCTTTAGGCAATTCATCAGGTACTGAAATGACATTTTCATGAAGATGATTTGGTAATTTAAGATATGCAAATTTAATCTTATCACCATTACCAATCAGTTTAAAGTCATCACCCAATCCATTTTTACTAATAAAGTTATTATAAAGAAGAGCACCTCTTACATGGATTGGAGTGCCTTTTGAATATATGGTCTTGCTATCTTTGTAAACATCGAGGCCTTTCATTCCTCGAGGGAATGCAATATCTTGAAAGGGCATAGTCATGAAATTAATTTTAAATTCCGCAATGTATTCTTGAAGTGATGATTCATCTTTATTCATGATGATCTTAATTGCTTCCTTAATACTTGTTCGGCATGCCTTAGGTGTTGATGACCGAACCGCCTCAATACCCTGGATTTTTAGTTGCGGTTCACTAAAACGAACACCTTCAATATCAAGAGCATTTAAGATGTACATCTTTTTGGCTTTCCAAATTGCCTTATTAGCAATTGTTTCACGCTTCATGATCATCTTTTGCTGATAAGCATACATGTAATCTGCAAGATTTTTATATGACTTATTAATCATATTCTGAATCTTGGTCTCACAGAATTGATGCACCGTCTCAACTATTTTATCACGATCTGTGATACCTAACATATCGACCAACGGTTTCATATTTACATAGATCGAGTCAGTATCACTTGCAACAATATAATCAACCTTGGTTGTCTTTAACATTTTATTTAAATACTCATTGAAGTCTCGTTCAATCCAACGAATTGATAACTGACCTGACATAGTAATGGCCTCAGCAAGGTCAAAGTCAAACCAACGGAAATATTCATTACCGAGAGCACCGTAAGCTGAGTTAAGTTGGATTTTTTTAGCAAGTTGTAGATTATGATATTTTGCAATATCGTTAGCAATTAAGCGTCTCTCTTCAACTTTATTCTTTGGTGTGTCCTCAAGTAATTTCTTGGCCTCGATCATACGCTTTTTATATTCGGTACGATCATTGTACATTTTTTCCATAAGAGCAGGTAGGAATCCCTGCTTTTTCTTATGGAACTTTACACCATTGGCGGTATATGCATGACCATCATTTTCAATAACAGCATATTGATCTAGAATGGAATCAATACTGGGAAAATATGGTTCACGCCCAACCTTAGTTTCAGGACTAATATTATATTGCATAATCAAATGTGGATACAGACTGTTCAAGTCGAATGAGACTACCCATTCATTCAGTCCGACCTTTACATCTTTTACGTGGCCACCAACAAGTCCACCGTCAAATTTTCCCTTCTTAAACTGTGGTATTACAATAGCACGATCCATAAGATAATTATGGATAATAACATCCCAGGGCTTAACAGTAGTCATTGTATCACTATAGTTCACCTTTGCGTCATATGCAAATGCAATCACCTGTTCAATAAACTTAAGCCTTTCCTCGAGTCTATCAATCAGTGTAACGTCATGGATGTTATAGTCAATGAACAATTCAAAATTACGTTCATAAAGATCATTAAGTGAGGTATAACCTTCGGCACGATAATCCACCTTCTTTTCACCAAGTTCCTTTTCAGCAATCGAATCCAGTTTATATGATTCCTGTTGCTCAAACTTGAACTTCTTATAAAGACTTAAATAGTCTAGAACATTAATTCCGGCTGGTGTGAATGTTTGATTTTGATTGCCATGCATTTCCACAGTTCGTTCATCAAGGATTCCCCATGGTGAAAGTTTCTTGGCTTCATGCTCACCAAGAACACCTCTGATTCGATTGACCAGATATGGAATATCAAAGAACTCAATATTCCAACCAGTTACCACATCAGGACAGAATCGGCCCGACTGCCAAACTCTAAGGAAATTATTTAGTAGATGCCATTCATCTTTGCACTTAATATAAGTGATATTGTCTTCTTTTGGCTTGTAATCAAACATGCCAAATACCACCTTTTCACCTTTTCTACTGATGGTGATCGCAGTCACTTCCTTATCGGCTTTACCAATATCAGGAAATCCACCAGATGAATCAGTCTCAATATCAAGTGAAATCACATTAATTAGTGAAGTATCATAATTAATTTCACCACGAAACTTATCATAAATGAACATGTATCCAAATTGGTTAAAGCCATAAATTTCCATATTGGAAACATCACTATATTCCTTTAGGAAATCACGAGCATCAGTGATCGAATCAAAATTCATTCGATCAACTGGTTTCCCATCAAGTGTTTTGTATTGTGTGTTATTATCTTTACGAGACGAAATAAACAAATATGGCTTATAATTTACAATCTCGGTAATACGAGCATTATTTCTATAACCGCGATAATAGACTCTATCACCACGAGTAAAAATATTGGTATAAAATTCCATCATACAGCCCCTTGTTATCCTTTGATAATATCATAGGAAGCAAGGAATGTCAACCACCAAATATTTGTAGTGCTTTTGTATAGTGACTTTGACGATCTTCCAAGCCGTTTGTACCACCGTTAATTTTTCTGGTGCATCCTATAACATCACCATCATCAGAAAGTTCATTCAGATTATTAACATCCCAGAACCAACCGGCAGACATACAGGCACCCTCCGGTGTAGTCAAATATTGAACTGCTTGATCCAAAGGCATAAGCATACTTTTAGCAAATCGTTCATAATTACTTTTACCGGTAAGTTGAATAAGGCCGCGGCCACGATAACGATAACCATCACCACTAGATTCTGGGCCGTTACCCATTCTGCTGGCATATACTCTATTAGCAATCTTTTCGGGATTTCTAGCATA